TTCGAAGATATCAGCAAACTAGCAAATGAGATGAATTCTTTCGTTTCACAACGCTAATGGTAAAAGTGTGAAGTCAAGGGAGAAATCCCTTGACTTTTTTCATAGAAAGGTATATAGTGTGAGTATGAAAAAACTAATTGCATTATTTTTATTCGCTTCTACAACAGCAAGTGCTGATGTAGAATTACCATCAACCAATGCCGCCACATGTCTAGCAAACAATATTTACTTTGAAGCAAAAGGTCAATCAAAAGCAGGACAGATTGCAGTTGGTTTAGTTGTAATGAACCGAATGAAAGACAGCAGATATCCTGACACTGTGTGTGAAGTTGTATATCAAGCACAATACTCTCAATGGTGGAAAGATAACCATAACAAGGATGTTCCTGTTCGTCACCGCTGTCAGTTCTCATGGTTCTGTGATGGTAAGTCAGACAAAATTCACGATATAAAAAGTTACGCAAGAATTTATCAACTCTCTACTAGAATTCTAAGTGGTCGTTATGACGGTATGCTTGAGGGTGCTACACACTATCATGCAGATTATGTCAACCCATCTTGGAACAAAGAGAAAACTTTAATCGGTCAGATAGGTGACCATATATTTTATAGATGGGATTAACATGAATCCAGAACCAATGACACCAAAAAGATTTTCAAAAATTATTGAAGATATTGTTAGAAACAAACAATTGAATTACATGGATGCAGTATTGCATTATTGTAGCGAACATGAACTTGAACCTGAAGATATTCGCAAGTTTGTGAGTAAGACGCTGAAAGATAAAATTGCAGTGAATGCACAAGACTTACATTATCTTCCTAAAACAACCGCAGAGTTGCCTGTCTAATGATTTTGCGTCAACCTTATTTCTTAAAGAGAAATTTGTTTACTGAAAGTGAACTTATCAATATCATTGCAATGGGTGAAGCATTAGAACCTCAACAAGCAAAAACTTATGATAATGGTCAAGCGAGAAATTATCGTGATAGTCATGTTTCTTGGATTGAGAATAAAAAAGAAACTGAATGGTTATACCGAAAGTTAATTCTAGGAATGACTGCAGTTAATCGTTCTGCCGGTTGGTGTTTCGACCATAGCGTAATGGAAAAATTGCAATACACTAGATACAATGAGAACCAACATTATAATTGGCATTCTGACCAGAAAGCAGAACCTTATGTTAATGATAAAGAGATGCCAGAACTTAACGGTCTAATACGAAAGATATCATTCTCCGTCTTATTAAATGACGCATACGAAGGTGGAGAGTTTGAATTTGAATATGGTCTCCCTGGTAGTGATAACAGAGTTAAAACAATTTCACCGAAAAAAGGGTTGACAATCTTCTTCCCATCGTTTATGATGCATAGAGTTAAACCTGTAATCAGTGGAGAAAGAAGGAGTTTAGTAGGATGGATATGCGGCAAACCTTTTCGATGAATGATTTAGATGCTTATAGAACATACTTGGCGTTCAAGTTACACTTCACAACAGACAAGTATGATATTACTAAAACCAAAGGTGCTGTGACGGCATCGAAAGAAAGTTTTTTGAAGCGTACAGACCAGTATGCTTTTAAGAAGTTAGCGTCAGAGTTCAAAGATGATGAACTACCTAAGTTTCTGATTGCTAACTATGTTGATGGTAATCGATGGGGTGGTGCTTTCATTTATGAAGAAGCACTGCAAGTCTACCGAAAGTGGAGAGGTCGTTTACAATCATTAACAAAGAATTTTGCAGATGACTTAGATGCTATCTGTAGCGAACTTAATGAAGAAGAAATCTATAAGTTCGACAAGTGTTTTGTAGTCAAAGATGGTCAACATCCTATCTTACTACAAATGTATAGTCGTGGTGAAGTAAAAATTGAAACCATGCTTATACTAGACGCCATCAATAAGTATCTGTCCTATTGGGACAAAGCACTTGCTGATGACTTCTTCTGGAAAGAAGAGCGGCGAAAGTTGATTAAATACCGCCCTTTTCTTGAAATAGATGTTGACAAATACGAGGTAATAATGCATAATCGAACAATCAAATTCGATGAAATTGGTTACTAATCGTATAAATAGTCTTATACATTATGTAAATGGTGGATAAGAAATCTTATACAACGCAATACAACGACATACGAGGTAAATACAAATGACAAGTTTTGCACAATTAAAAAAGTCTAACGACAATCTTTCCCGTCTACTCAACGAAGTAGATAAAGTAAACCAACCAGCACAATCAAACAACAGCAATAACGATGACCGCTTCTGGCGTCCAGAACTGGATAAGTCAGGTAATGGTTATGCAGTTATTCGTTTCCTTCCTGAGAGCGAAGGTGAAGAACTACCATGGGTTCGTCTGTTCAACCACGGATTTCAAGGACCTACTGGTAAGTGGTATATTGAAAATTCTCTGACTACTCTTAATCAAAAAGACCCAGTAGCAGAGTATAATAGTGTTCTATGGAATTCAGGCACAGAAGCAAATAAAGATATCGCCCGTAAGCAGAAGCGTAGACTTTCTTACATTGCGAATGTTCTTATTGTATCTGACCCGAAACATCCTGAGAACGAAGGTCAAGTGAAGTTATTCAAGTTCGGTAAGAAAATCTTTGATAAGATTATGGACCAAATGAAACCACAATTTGAAGATGAAATTCCAATCAATCCCTTTGACCCTTGGAAAGGAACCAACTTCAAACTGAAAATTCGCAAAGTCGAAGGTTTCACGAACTATGACAAGTCAGAGTTCGATTCCCCTTCCGCAATCTTTGAAGGAGATGATAGCAAGATTGAGGCGCTGTGGAAGTCTCAGTTCAAATTGCAATCGTTCTTGGATGCATCTAACTTCAAATCATACGATGAGTTGAAAGCGAAGTTAGATTTGGTACTGAACCTGAACGGAGGTGATGTACCGCCTGTTTCTTCTACTGCAAGTGTAGCATCCACAGTATCGTCTACTCCTGTAGTAGAAGAGCAAGCACCATGGGTAGCAGAAGAGAAATCTGTTGCGCCAGCGGTGACTGTTAGTGACGATGATGAAGATGATGAAGCAATGTCATACTTCAGCAAACTCGCCGCTGACGATTAAGACAACTATAGGAGAACAAGGAAGTTATTCCTCTATGCGGTATGCGCCTTATACTAGTTTGGTCTAAGTATCTATTGTATACGCAAGCGTAACAAAATTCTTAGGTATCGCATAGAAAATTAACAGTGATGTGATGAGGGTTATCAGAAATGGTAACCCTCTTTTTTTATGTACGCACTTCCCGCATCATATAAATAATTGTGAAATATAATAATATTTCCAAAGGTCAAAAGGGATTAAATCAATGTACATAAAGAAAGCACTTATGCTAGGTGCGTTCTTTGTTATGCTATTTGGGGGTGTTGCCACTGCCGAACCTATTGTTACAGAAAGTACGAGTAATAGTACAGTTACATCTAACGGCAAATCAGAGACTACCGTTAAGTCTCCACCCCCATCGGCGATATCACCTAGCATCAATAACTCAAACTCAGATGTTTGTACTATCGCCTTTAGTGGTGCAGTTCAAACACAAATTCTAGGTATTTCTGGTGGTTCAGCAATTCGTGACATGAACTGCGAAAGATTAAAACTTAGTAAAGTCCTCTACGATATGGGCATGAAAGTTGCCGCAGTCTCTAATCTATGTCAAGATGAGAGAGTATTCTCTGCTATGGAAATGGCAGGAACTCCTTGTCCTTTCATGGGTAAGATTGGAGAAGAAGCAAGTCAATTGTGGGAAACTTATCCTGAATTGCGACCTGACCATATGAAGAAAGAGGAAAAAGATGGCACATTCCTTAAAGGGATTGGCGCTGGCGCTCTTGGTGCTGGTTTGCTTTTCTTGCTACTCTAACGCTGAAGAGTTCGTAGAACCAGGTTCAGACGGAACAACTAAACACACTATCTATGATGATGGGCGTGTGCAGATTGACTTGCCGTTTGACTTCACGATGTATGACAAGACATTCACCACATCATGGATGATGAGTAATGGTGTTGTTGTGATGATGGGGACTAACATCAACACCTCACCTTCTCATTTCTGTTGCAGTGGACAAGATGTTGCGTCTATGGCGGCGAACGGACAACTTCCGGGACAACCTTATTTCAACTATACTATTGCGGCACTGTGGACTGACCTCATTGACTTGAATGTTGATGTGACAGGAGATGGTGTTGCAGATAGTGGGTTCTTTACAAAAGAATTAGATACAGATAATGATGGTAGTGTTGATACATTAAGATACTATTGGAGATATATTGCAGAGTATTATGATCCAAACAATCTGAATACTTTTGGTGTTGAGATTAACGATGCGAATGCTATTGAGATACATCACTTTGATATTAACATTGTTAATCATACAGTCACCACAGGTATATTTGGTGATACTGCAAATGGTGAAATACAACAGTTTGAATACTCGCAAGGTATGGATGAAAGTGGGACCACGGTCTATACCTTCAACCTGACAGCGGCATGTGCGGCGAACCCCTTGATTAGTCCCACATGTGATGGTTATGCTGATGCATATGCCGAGTTACTTTATACTAACGCATGTGCCGCTGACCC